TTAGTTCCTTTCTTGGTGGATGAGGCGTTGCCGGGCGATACTTTTAGTGTAGAGGCTACCTTGTTCGCGCGTTTGGCGACGCCTTTATTTCCGATTATGGATAACCTTTACTTGGATACATTCTATTTCTCAGTGCCGTATCGTATGCTCTGGAGCAATTGGGAAAAGTTCTGCGGGGCGCAGACGGATCCGGACGATCCAACGGACTATCTAATCCCACAAAATGAGGCCCCAGCGGTTACAGGCTGGGAAGTTGGTACTCTCGGTGACTATTTCGGGTTGCCCCTGGGCATTCCGGATTTAGCAGTTAGCGCATTGCCCTTTCGGGCTTATAATTTAATTTGGAATGAATGGTTCCGTGATCAGAATCTACAGGACTCACTTACGGTTCCGCTTGGTGATGGCCCCGACACGGACGCAACTTTTGCGCTTGAACGTCGCGCAAAAAGGCACGACTATTTCACATCTTGTTTACCATGGCCGCAAAAAGGTCCAGGCGTAGAAATCTTAATTGGTGGTTCAATCCCGATATCAGGTATCGGTAAAGAGAATCAGACCTGGGATACGGACGGCAAAAACGTCTATGAAACAGGACAAACCGCAACAGTCAACTATGCACATTATCGGGAAATCAATCCCGTATCAGCTAATTACAAATTCTTCGTGGAAGAAGATCCGGACAACGCTGGTTTCCCGGGCATTTTCGCCAATCTCGAAGATGCTATTACGATAAACTCATTGCGCCAGGCGTTCCAGTTGCAGCGCATGTACGAAAAGGACGCACGCGGTGGAACACGGTATATTGAAGTTGTCAAGGCTCATTTTAATGTTACTTCGCCCGATCTTCGTGCTATACGTCCTCAATATCTTGGTGGTCGTTCTACTTCTGTAAACATTTCCCCTATTCAACAAACATCCTCAACGGATGGAGAAGCTACTCCTCTGGGTAACTTAGCAGCTATGGGCTCGGTAGCTTCGCTTCGTGAAGGTTTTCATCACTCATTCACCGAGCATTGCGTTGTTATGGGCTTAATGATGGTTCGCGCGGATCTTACTTATCAGCAAGGTCTAGAACGTATGTGGTCGCGCAGGACTCGGTTCGATCTATACTGGCCCGCATTAGCGCATCTTGGTGAGCAAGCAGTATTAAACAAGGAAATCTTTACTCAAGGCACGTCGGCAGATGATGAGGTATTTGGATACAATGAACGTTGGGCTGAATATCGTTACAAGCCCTCAAAAATTACTGGACTTATGCGCTCAGGTGTGGTAGGCACTTTGGACGCTTGGCACTTGGCCCAAGAATTCGCAGACCTACCTACTTTGTCAAATGCATTTATTATTGAGAGCCCCCCAGTCGATCGTGTTATCGCAGTACCCGCGCAACCTCACTTCTTATTCGACTCTTATATTAAAGCGCGGTGTGTTCGGCCCATGCCTATGTACTCAGTTCCTGGATTGGTCGATCACTTCTAAGGAGCAAAAATGATTCAGGCTTTATTGGCAAGTCAGGCAGCATCAGATCTAATAGGATCGGCTTTCGATCTTTACAATCAACATCAGGACAGGAAGCGTCAGGAAAAATCACAACAGGCAGAAATCGACGCTCAGAAACACATTAACGAACGTCAGATACAATTGGCCCAAGAACAAATGGGCTTCCAAGAACGTATGAGCAATACAGCTCATCAGCGGGAGGTAAAGGATCTTGTCGCGGCCGGACTTAACCCCATCTTATCGGCGAGCAAAGGCGCAAGTACGCCGGCCGGCGCTCAGGCGGTTCTACACTCTGAACGTAGCGGGACTACTGCAAATAAAATTGCGATGGCTAATAGCTCTGCAAGTGTCCGGCAGATGGCGGCGCAGACATACGAAACGCTCCAGCGTGGAAAAATCGCTAAGGCACAGGCTACAAGTGCTGAGGCGGCTGCTCGAGTGGATCAGGTACTTTCAGATCTTGATACTAAGTTTTATTCGAGCAAAATAGGCCAGGCGGCTCGGATCGGTGAACGTAGTGGTAAAAATGTTGGTTCTATTGGTGGTACTGTTGCTGGTGGTGTGCGTGGCGCTCTCGTTGGCGCTAATCGTCTTGGATTGGAATTGCGTAAGCGTCTAGCAGGAGAAAACTAATGCGAGCAGGTAACAAAGGTCGTCGTCACCGTGTAGGTAACAAGCGTCGTGATCGTCGCGTTTTCACAGCTTCGGCAATGGGTGTACATCCTGAGAACATCGCTCAACGCCCTATGCGGGGCGGATATCGTTTATGACCCATGCCATGCTACCATCCAAAGCGCGGGTGGCGCGCAAAGCGTACTAACGACAACGGTAAGCGTCCAGTGGTATTTACTGCATCAGAGGCATTTATCGATATGCCTGTAGAAGTTCCGTGCGGAAAGTGTATCGGTTGCACTATGGGAAGGTCCAGACAATGGGCCGTCCGCTGTATGCATGAAGCATCTCTATATGACAAAAACTGTTTTATTACTCTAACATTCAAAGATAAGTTCATTCCTAAAAGTGGTACACTTGTCAAGTCCGATTTTCAGAATTTTATGAAACGGCTTCGCAAGCGGTACGGCTCGGGCGTGAGGTATTTTCATTGTGGTGAGTACGGGGAGCGCTTCGCTCGTCCTCACCACCACGCCTGTTTATTTAATTTCGATTTCGCCGATAAAAAGCTCTGGAAAGTAGCAGGTAAGACGCCGTTGTATAGGTCAGCAGAATTAGAAGAATTGTGGAGTCATCCAGTAACAAAAGAGCCTCTCGGTTATGCATCAGTCGGGAGTGTAACGTTCGAATCTGCAGCATACGTGGCTCGTTATGTTCTAAAGAAACAATTCGGCAAAAGGGCCGTGGCCCACTATAGAGGCCGCGAGCCCGAGTATACAACAATGTCAAGGCGTCCTGGAATCGGCGATGGCTGGTTTCAAAAATATAAAGGAGATGTCTATCCGGACGATGAAGTCGTCCTCAAGGAGTGCCGCAGATATCGGCCTCCAAAGTACTATGATCGTAAATATGAGTTGACAAACCCATCAGGGTTTGAAATGATTTCAGGAAAAAGAGTGCAACACGCTCGGGAAAACCCCGATAATTCGCCGGAACGGCGTAAGGTCAAGGAAGAAATGCAGTATCTCAAAGCTGATAAACTGAAGCGCGGCTTCGAAGCGGGAGAATAATGGAACAGCAAGTCTATGGAATTTATGACGTTAAGGCGGGAGAGTACTCCCGCCCTGTTTTTTATGCAAACGATGCTCAAGCCATTCGGGAATGGTCGGACGTTTGCAAAGAGAAAAACACAATGTTTTTCAAGCATCCAGGCGATTTCGTTATGCATTGCCTGGGTACATTCGACACAAAAAGCGGAAAGTTTGAAGCGCTAAAGCAGCCGCGGCATATCGCGGCGGCGAGTGATTTCGTCTTCGAAGCCGAAAAAGTCGGGAGTATAGCATAATGAGTATGAAGTGTAAAGGTAGATTTAAGGTCGGAACAACAAAAATAGAATTTCAACAATCAATTCCGGTAGAAAAGCGAGAAATTTGGTTTCGCTCTCGCACTAAGCAAGCACCGAAGGATGATGCAGATATCAATAAGTTGGTGGCAAGGTATCGCGATCGCGATGCGGCCGACGCGCGAAATATGCGCGTGCCGCTAGACCCTACCGTTTCTAGGTCAAGAACGCCTATATTTGGCGATTTCACACTAATTAAGGACTTCCACACTACCCAGGCGCAGATCGTGGCATTTAACGATGAATTTAAGCGATTACCCGCCACTCTACGCGAGCGGTTCGCTAATAATAGCGAGAATCTCGCAAATTTCTTAGGTGATCCAGAGAATCACGAAGAAGCAGTCAAATTAGGTCTACGTGTTAAGCCTTTGGCGAAAGCAGCCAAAAAGAAGGCTGTCGTTGCGGAAGAAGAAGAGGCCGAAGAGGCCGAAAAATAACCGATGGAAATCGGTGGGACGGAATCTTTACTTGATATATTCCGTCCCACTGACACCATCACGTGATATTTAGGGTGTCAGTTATTACGTTAATACTTGATAGGTTTTTTAAAAATATTTTCGAGGCGCAATGTGTGAATTATATTTAAAAAGAGTGTGGCACGAAGAAACACAGCGAAGCGAGTTTGACAGGGTAATTGTGTTATGTGAGCAAAAAGTGCTACTGCTGGATATGGGTTGCGAAGTTACTATGGAAGATATAGACAAATGTATGCCAGGACAATTTAGGAAAACGAAGGAGCAGAATTAATGCGAGTACCAGGCTCAAGACAGCATCAGTTTAGTCAGGTAGCAGATGTGGCAACTCAGCGGTCCGTATTTGATCGGACGCATAATTATAAAACAACATTCGATGCAGGGTACTTAGTTCCTTTCTTGGTGGATGAGGCGTTGCCGGGCGATACTTTTAGTGTAGAGGCTACCTTGTTCGCGCGTTTGGCGACGCCTTTATTTCCGATTATGGATAACCTTTACTTGGATACAT